AGACGCTGGTCAACACGGCTTGCGCCAAAGCGCGGCCTTGCTGGGTGGCGAACTTGGTGATCTCGGCGACCGAGGACTTGGAGTATTCGGTGTCGCTGAGGCTGACGGTGACGATCTGGTGTTTGTCCACCGAGATCGAGACGTTGTTCATCGTGCCGCCGGTCGACTCGTAGGAGTTGTCGAACGTGGTCGCGCTGAGGTTGGCGATGAGCGGGACTTCAACCGTTGCGCCGCGGCGCACGACTTCGTTGGAATACGAGGTCGTGAAGACGGAGAGCGGGAGAAGGTCCGCGGTGAAGGCTTCCAGCGCGGTTTGCGCGAGGAGCTTGTCGTTGAGGGCTGAGTTGATGGTAGCCATAGAATTTTAGGAGTAGAAGGTTTTGAGGATCGCGGCCTTGTTGGCGCGGAAGAACTGGGTGGCTTCGGGGCCTTCGAGGGCGGCGAATTTCTGGGCGGCGGTGAGCTCGGGCTCGGGAGCCACGGAAGCGGCGGCGGGCTCGAGGCCGACGGCGGCGACGATGGCGGCGGCTTGCTCGCCGGCGGTCTTGGAGTCGGCGCGCAGGGCGGTGATCTCCTCGTCGCGGGTGGCGACTTCGGCGGAAAGGCGGGCGATCTCGCCTTTGAGGGTTTCAAGTTCCTTGGCCGTGTCTTCGGCGACTTGCGCCTGCGCGGCTTCGGCTTCGACTTTGGCGGCAAGATCGGCTTGGAGGGCGTCAACTTTGGCCTGGAGTTCGGCGTTCATAACTTCCTCGGAGATGTCAACTGCCGCGTCGGTGACGGGCGTTTCGACGGCGGGCTCCACGACTTCGGGAGCGGCTTCCTCGGCCTTGCGGGATTTCGCGGGTTTACGCATAGAGTTGGAAAACTTGTCAAAGCGGGCGCGGGCCTGCTCGGGGGTGATGGAGGCGGCGGCCTCGAGGTCGTCTTCGATGCCGTCGATGAAATTCATGCCGAGGGCCTCGGTGGCATCGAGCCAGGTTTCCTCGTCCATCATGGCTTCGATCTCGCCGCGTTCGCGGCCGGTCTTGCGGACGTAGGCGTTGACCAGGGTGGCTTTGAGTTTGTCGAGGACGTCGGCCTCTTTGCGGAGGTCGTCGGCGTCGCCCATGGCCATGGACCAGGGGTTGTGGATCATGAGCATGGAGTTGCCGGCCATGAGGACTTCCTCCCCGGCCATGGCGATGACGGAGGCCATGGAGGCGGCGAGGCCGTCGACGTGGACGGTCAGGCCGCCTTTGTGCCGGCGGAGGGCGTTGTAGATGGCGGCGCCTTCGATGACGGAACCTCCGACGCTGTTGATGCGGAGGTGGATGTGCTGGTCTTTGAGCTTGCGAAGATCCGCGACAAAATTCTTTGCCGTAACGCCTCCGAAGCCGATCTCGTCATAAATAGAGATTTCGATGCCGCTGTCTTCGGCTTCGCTGTTGCGGGGCGCTGAAATTGCATACCACGTCGGGTTCATTGCGCTTGCGGCGGTGTCAATGCGGCGGGCGTGACCGGCGCGGGATTGGGATTGAAGGTGGCGATGCTGTCGGCGCTGATGCCGAACTCGGCGGAGAGATCGGCCAGATACTTGGCCTCGACGGCGCGCTGGCGGAGTTGGTCTTTCCACTCAAGGCCGCGCTCGCTGTAGTCTTCGCTGTAGGTGCGGAGGCCGGCGCGGACGTCGTTCAAGTTGGCGGCGGCTTCGCGGCCGTAGTCGACGGAAGCGGCGGCCGGGCGTTGCCACTCGACGCGCCACCAATTTTCGTTTTGCGGGAGGAGGCGGCGCTGCATGCCGAGCGTGATGACGTGCGCCCAGACGCGGGAGCAGAGGCGGTCGATGAGCAGGGCTTGGCGTTGCTCGAAGGTGCGCTGGGCGCGGACGAGGACGGCGCGGAGGGCGGCGCCACCGGCGTCGGCGGGGCGGGCGGCGAACTCCCAAGGCACGCCGATGTTGAGGCAGACTTCGCGGAGGAGGACGTCGCAGAACTCGCGGAAGTTTTGTGACGGGCGGTTCGAGGTCCACGAGATCAAGTCTTCGCCGAGGCCGAGGCGGGGGATGGCGCCGCCGGCGTTGCCGAGGCTTTCGACGGTGACTTCGCTGTTGTCCTCAGTGTTGACGCTGGCGGCGGACTCGCCGAAGAAGTCGGCGCCTTGGGGGTTCGAGGACTTAATGGCGAGGGCGATATAGGAGGAAATCTTCAGCGCCATCTTCTCGAAGCTGACGGCGTCGGAGACGTCGCGGAGGTGGTTGATGGACGGGGCGAGCGGCGTGACGTAGCGCAGCTCGTCGCCCTGGCTGGCCTCGCCGACGTGGATGAGTTGCTGCGCCGGGATGTCCTCAAAACGCTGCGCCGGGTCAACGCCATCGCCAACCAAATGGCGGTAGAAGATCGGGCGAAGCTGCGGATTGACCACCACGCCGTCGATGATGTTCTGCGCGCCTTCGCGGGCGGTCGGGTTGCTCGGCTCGTAGATCGAGGAGCGGGCATCGCCGATGCGGTGGGCAAGGATGAGTTGCAACGCGGGATAGCCGGTGCTCTGCGCCGTGGCGCGGAAGAAAACCTCGCCGTCGCGGTCGATGGCGACCGAGGCGATGCGCTGCATCTCGCGCCAAGTGTAGCGGCCTTGGATGTCGGCCACGCGGGACCATTGGTCGAAGAAGGTTTCGGCGGCGTTGTCCCATGCTTCATCGCCGCTTCGGGCCTGCGGGCGGATGCCTGTGCCTGTGGCGTAGCGGGCCTTCTCGCAAATCAGCCCACGGACAAAGGGCATATTGTTGTAAACCCAGCGGCTCAACTTCATCAACCGCTCGCGGTCGGCGCCGGATACGTCAATGTGGCTATCGGTCGCGGTCGCGTTGTAAGGGAATCGACGCTGAATCGAAGGCCGCGCGGCATCGTAGCTTTGCGCCTTCGGGCTGAAGGCTTTGGTCACAAGTTTCCAGCGGTCGGCGAGTTTCATCAGTGCAGCGGGTAGTTGAAGGCCGCGATGGCGGTCTTGCTGGTCTTGCGTGTCAGCCAGAGTTCCAAGTTGGCGGCGGACAAGTCTTTGATTTCCTTCCAACAGTAGAAGGCCAGATCTGCAACGGTGCCTGCGGTCTGGTCGGGCGGGAGCGAGTAGGAGTAGCTCTTGCCCCCCATGCTGGCGCTGACGAGGACGCGCCCGCCCTCTTTGGCGACGGTGAAGTTGTTGGAGGCGATGGCCTCAAGCGCCGCGACTGTCTTTGTCGCGTCTTTGTTGTTGGCTACCCAGACTGAGAAAACAAAGGAGCGTGGCGACATTGCTCACGCGCAGCGGTGTCAATCGGCGCGCTTGGCCTTTTGCTTGGCGCGATGCTTGGCCCACCGTGCTTCGACGGCTGCGCGGGCTTGGTCGCTGGTGCGGGCTTTGCTTGGCCCTTTGACCTTGCCGCCCTTGCTGCCGATGGATCGAACATCGACGGCGTTAGGGATTGGCTTGTGGCAGTGCGGGCAGTTCACAAATATGGATTTGCATGATGACCGAAGGGACGCCACTTCCTCAATCGCGATTCTTCGCTCGCCACGTCTGACGAGGGAAACGGCCATCAAGCAAATCAAATGTTTTTCCAATCGGCCACTCCGCCGACCAACACGAGACCTTCGTTAACCGCACGCGCCAAAGATTTACCATTGGCGTGCGTGTTTGCGTTGCGCTCGTTTGCTTTGGCAATCATTTGCTTTGCTTGCTCAAACGAAATGCCAAAGACCCTTGCTGTTTTTTCAATGAAGTTTGTTTCCATGCCCCCAAGATACGCCAGCGGCTGGCGTATGCAAGGAAAAAAACACCTTTTTTGAAAATATTTTCGCCCCCTGCTAACCCCTTGATTTTAGGGGTTTTACTCTGTGGGCTCGTCCAGCTTCGGCTTGATGATGTTCCCGTATTCGGCCAGCGCCAGAATCATCAGTTCACAATCGAGCATATGGTCAGGACGGCGCCCAACTTGCTTCCAGATGTAGTTCTCGCGCCCCGTGAGCGGAGAGCGTTTGACCACTTTGCGGTGCGAATCAAGGTGCGCCTTGTATTCCTCGGAGGCATCAGCGGCCACCGTCCACGCTGGGCCTTTGCCGCCGCGGAGCCACTCGAGGACGTCTTGTGCGGCGGGTGAACTGAAGAGCATGAGGAAATAGCCGCGGCGGTAGGGCTTGAGGACGGAGATGGCTTTGCGGAGGGTCTTGCCGAATTTGACGCCGTAGCCGTCGGCGCGGTCTTCGCCTTTGGCCGGGATGTAGCGGTTGCGGAGGCAGACATCGAGGACTTCGTCCGTGCGGAAGCCGGAGTCGACGACGACGAGTTTGGCCATGGTGCCGCCGATGTTGCGCTGCTGGTCGAGGCCGAGCTCTTGGACTTTGAACTCGAGGTCGGCCCAGGTGGTGAGGCGGCCTTCGTCGATGAGGCGGCTGCTGCCGTCTTTGGCGAAGGCGCGGGCGACGAAGTAGAAGCAGTCTTGCTGAACGTCGACGGCCATGATGCGGGCGGTGCCCTCCTCGACGGGGGCGCGGAGGGTGTATTCGCCGACGGTGAGCGGGCGGGACTCGGTGGTCATGGCTTCTTCCCAGGGCTCGGCCAAGATGCTGTTGACGAAATCTTGCAGGCCCATGAGGGATTGCTTGTCTTGGAGGAATTTGACGGCGAGGGCGCCGAAGCTGCGGCGGACGGAGTAGAGGGCGCTGAGGTGGTAGCTGCGGTGGCCGGGGAGTGCGCCGGGGTTTTCGGGACGCCATTGGCCATCGCGAAGCATTTTGGTTTTGCTGGCGTCGGTGATGGGGCCGGCGCAATGCGGGCACTCGAGGCGGGCGGTCTCGCGGACGCGCTTGAGGTCCCATTTGTCCTGGTCGAGGCGGGCGTCGTCGTCCCATTTCATCATGGGCCACGCGAGGGTGGTGGCGGCGGAGCAGTGAGGGCACGGGACCCAGAAGCGGCGTTGGTCGCCTTCGAGCCAGGCTTTCCAGATCGAACCTTCCTGCGTGGTGGGGGTGGAGGTTTGGACGATGAGGGCCATGGGGAAGCTGGCCGTGCGCTGGACGGCGAGCTGCACGGCGGCGGCTTCCTGCTTCGTCTTGGTCTTGTATTTGTCCACTTCGTCCAAACAGAGAAGCGAGATGCTGCGGCCGGCGAGGTTGCCGGGGGAGTTCGAGCCGACGAACCACAGGTGCATGCGGCGAAAGGCTTGGTCGAGGTTTTTGAATTTGTCGCGGTTGGCGGGGAGCTCGGCGCGGAGCAGCTCGTTGTCGTCGATCATCACTTGCCAGCGGGACTCGGAGAAGGATTGGGCGTTGGTTTGCGTATCGAGGACCCAGAGGGCCGGCGCGGGCGCGCGGCAGAGGCGATACGCCATGCCGACTTGGATGGCGGTGCTTTTGGCGACTTGGGCGCCGCAGAGGAGGGCCATCGAGCGGACGCCGCTGGCGGGATGGAAGGCGTCGAGCCATTCGCGCATGTAGGGGTAGCTGCGGACGCGGAAGGGCCCGGGGGATGAGGTGAAGCGGGAGGAGAACGACAGATTTGCCTCAGCCCACTCGGTGACGGACTGCCGCGGGTGCGGCACCCATTGGGACTGCCACATCGCGCGGGTGCGATCGCTCGAATCAGGAATCCACGCGCA